AATCAATATTCAGCGACAAATATTGATAAAACAACAAAAAATACATATAATTACTATTTTGAATCACATGCATGTTTTGAAAATGAAAATATATATTGTTTTAAAAAGTCAATAAGATGGAATGATTTTGGATTGTTATCACCTTATAATCATGTTAAAAAATCAATGGAAACAAAAGGATACCACATAAATTTAACCATTGATGAAAATAATAAACATGAATATTACACTCTTGTATTGAGTATACCAAATAAAAGAAATCGTGATTAATTTTCATCAATCCAAAGGATTGATGAAAATAGTGTAATTTATAAAACAAAATCGTCAAAAGGAATAATTATTGTTTTATTAAATTGTAATGAATTACACGCTCCTAATTTACATATTATTGCACCAGAGCCGTACAAATTAATATATTTGCCAATTTGTTTTTTAATTTTTTTTTGTGAAAATTTTGTACACGATAAATAATAATTTTTCGCATCAATCCAATTTATTTTAATATTATTTATACATAAATCACTTTGCAGTAAAAAATCCGGCGTAGATATTGCTCTACCATATAATTCCATTTGTTCTTTTAATAAATTTTCTTGTGTCTTGTATGCAATATTGTGCTTCTTTAAAATTCTCTCTATCCTTTTTTCAAATAATAAAGATTGTTCCAATTGCTTTTTTGTATCAATCAATGAAAAAACATCATTTTTTTTTGCAATTTTTATTTGTTCTAAATCATTTTGTGACAAATTTAAAATATTTTTATGAACATCTAAAAATGCATTATCAATATTATTTTTTATAAATCCTTTATTAATTAATATCATTTTTAGCATCATCACAGGGGGAAATTTATATATTTTTGATAATTTTAAAATATTGTTGGAATTGTATTTTTGTGTTATATTTGCGATATTATTACTTATTATATAATGTTGTTTTATTATAAGATTTTTTGTATACTCAGATCGGATTGAACGAATTGTTTTTATTGAGATTGATGGATATAATTTCAATAGAATATCTTTGTATTTCTTTCCAATTTTTCCAAATAGTTTTTTTTTATAAATTATTTCGTATACTTGTTTTTCAATTTCATGATTTAATTTGCGTAATATGATATTCACCATTAGAATACACGAGTAAAATATAAAAATTGATTATATTATTGCAAATTAAATAATAATAAATTATTTGAAAAATATAATGGGTCTCATTAGCATATTTATTGGTATGAAAATAATGAAATCTGATTATTATTATTATGAAGATAATGATGATATTTATGATGAAAATGGCAATAATATAAAATATAAATTTTTTAAGAAAAAAAAAGAGTAAAAAATATTATTAAGACTAAATATTCTTAATGTATCAAGTATTTCCTTTTGCATTTGTATTATAATGAAACAATTTGGTTTTGGTTCGGTTTAATTTACAAGAAAATGTATACAAGGATGCTTTATATTTAATAATAAATAATTCTATTTTTATAACAAAACAAAAATTACATACGGATAAAAATTGATATAGTTTTTCTATGATTTTAATTTAATCACAAAGTAAAATACATTTTATGGAAAAAATAAATTTGTTATATACAGAATTGAAAAAGGAGTTATTATTGCTTGGACATAAATGTATACATGAAGAAAATATTGGACTTAATTGGTGCCGCGAACCAAAATGTAAATTAGTCACGATGGAAGAATTAAAAATCGTTGAAAAAAAAAAGTATACAGAATTAAAATTATTATACGAAAAATTACGAAAATATCATAATTGTATCACGTGTTTATTATCAGAAAATGGTTCATATTTGAATTGGTGTGGCAATGATATATGCATATATAAAAAAAATAGTCGCGAACTAAATTTAATAAAAAAAATTTTGGATGGCGAACCATTGGTTTTTGCTGATGTTGCCGATGTTGAATGGTGTAAAATTAGTATTGAGGAAGATTACGCTAAAGGACAAATATATATTGAAAAGGTTAAAAAGTTGTTACATGATAATGGGCATATATGTTTTAAGTTGTATAGAGAATGTGATTGTTGTAATGGATTTGATATAAATTGGTGCAGAAATCCCGACAAATGCTTATTGAAAGAAAGTATTGATAAGCGCAACAATGATAATAAAATCTTATTGGAAAAAATAAAGGAACATAATTGTGTATCTATTATCGAATCAACGCCAAATGTAATAAAATGGTGTGGAGGAGAGGACGTTTGCGTGAATGCTGATGATTAGCTTTTATAAAAATTGAAAAATAATATGAATGTGACATAATATAATAAAATGAGCATGTGAATTATTTATTATTTTTTTGGAAATGAGATTTTTATGTATATTATGATATTTCCATGATTTTTGTGTTTGAATAAAGATGTTTGTGTTTGGATAAATCCGAAAATCCGAAGATCTCAATATGATATTGACCGGAGAGTTCGCCTTCAACTATAATGTCCTGTGACTCACGTCCAAAATTTTGATTTTTAATAACATTCACAGATCACAAATCTTTTTTTTTATTATGTATAAAAATTGAAAAATAATTATATATAAAAGTTTGCTATAACATTGAATATTATAATTCGTATGATAGCAAAATGTAAAGGATATGCAACAACATTAAAAAAATGTGAATATAAATCAAATGATAGTGGTTATTGTGATATTCATGAATATTTTTGTAATTTTTCAGATAAAGAAATATTGGACATTGTTAATAAAAAATCCACTATTCTGCAATGTGGACATTGTAAAAAATGGATGAGAGAAATAACCAAAACAAAAAAAATATGTTCGCATTGCTTGGATTGCACAAAAAACTCAAGAGAAACCATAAAATTAAGTTTTTTGAGATGTGATGTGATACTTAATGATGGAACACAATGTTCCAATGCATCGATTGAAACACGCGATGATAAGGAAATATGTGCAGTGCATTCAAAATATGATGAATTGTATTTTTTTCAAGATAAAGATGACCTGAAACAATGTTCAGCATGTAGAAAATATAAAAATATATTTGATGGTAAAATATGTGCAAAATGTAAACAAATATCTGCAAAAAATCGGAAAATATATGGTAAAAAACCACTGGATGTCGGATGTTGTGGTCATTGTCGAAAGTTTTCGGAAGAAATAACTGAAACGAATAAAACATGTTCAAAATGCAAAATAAATTCAAAAAACTCATGGAAAGCAAAAAAAACTACAAGACAAGAATGTGATGTTGTAATTTCAACAGGAGACAAATGTAATAAGGAATCAAAGAAAATAATTGATGGGAATCATGTTTGTGCTGTTCATTTGAGACACGGTAATTATTATTTTTATAAAGACAAAGATAATTTACAATTTTGCACATCATGCAATAAATATTTACCGCTAAATACATTTAATGGGGGTTTGTGTAAAATGTGCAAAATAAGAAGCGAGAAAGAAACTCCCAAAGATAAATTAGACTCATACAAATATGGTGCAAATTTACGAAAATATGAATTTTTTTTGGAAGATGAAGAATGTCACGCATATTTTTGTAAAATATGCGCAAAATGTGGTGGAGACAACAATGGCAAATTGATGGGAATCGATAGAATATTTAACGACAAAGGTTATATAAATACAAATTGTGAACCGTGTTGCACATTTTGTAATTTTATAAAAAGGGAAAATAACAATGATCAATTTTATGGAATGTCTGAGCATATTTTACAAAATCTCAATTTAATATCATCAACCGGAAAATCAAACCCATTATTATTTAAAAATCATAATGCATGTAATTTGAAAATATATAAACGTAGGGCAGATGCACGATCCTTATCATTTGAATTGTCTGACAATGAATTTGAAGTAATAAAATCTTTTGATTGTTATTTATGTGGTAAAATAAATACAAATTCTCATACCAATGGAATTGATCGTATTGATAATGATAGCGGTTATAAAATAGGAAATGTATTATCATGTTGTTATGATTGCAATATGTTCAAATGGACATGTAATATCGGTGAATTTATAAATAAATTATATCAAATACATTGTTTTCAAAATAAACTTGTTCCTCAATATGATAAACAACATATTGTTGTGAAAACAAATAAGTATATTGATGAGAAGTATACGTCATTGTTACATAAATTAAAATGTTAAATAAGAATTTTAAAAAATTGATAAATAATTGAAATATTACATAAAGACAAATTGGTTATATTCAAATATAATAAAATGGACAAAAAATGCAAAGTGAATGCGTGCAATAAAGAAAACTCTGCGAATTCAAAATATATTTTGGAATATATTTTATCAAAATTTAAATTAAGTAAAATATACGATGATTATTGTTGTGCCCATCAATTACAAGGGTGGTTTGATGAAACCATATTATTGGGTAAAAAAGCATGCTCTGGTTATAATCATTATGGATGCCGCGAAAGATTAAATTTAACTGAAAAATCAAAATGTAGAAATTGTTTAGATAAGGACAATATAAAAGATAAAAAAAGAAGAACAAAAGATACAAAAGATACAAAAGATACGAAAGATACGAAAGATACGAAAGATACAAAAGATACAAAAGATACGAAAGATACGAAAGATACGAAAGATACGAAAGATACGAAAGATACAAAAGATACAAAAGATACAAAAGATACAAAAGATGCGAAAGATGCGAAAGATACAAAAGATACAAAAGATACAAAAGATACAAAAGATGCGAAAGATGCGAAAGATGCGAAAGATGCGAAAGATGCGAAAGATGCGAAAGATGCGAAAGATGCGAAAGATGCGAAAGATGCGAAAGATGCGGAAAAAATAATGGCAAGTAGGGTATTTAATAAAGAAAATTTTGGGGAAAATTATACATATTTTGAAAGGAAAGCAAAACAAATACAAAGATATACTGGTGACGAATTAAAAAAAAATAAATACCGCAAATATTTAATGGATTTGAAAACATTAATACTGGAACACAATACATCAATACCAGAATTTGAATCTTTAAAATTATTGCTTTCTGATTTGGATAAAAAAAAATTATCGGAAGAAGAACTTAGACAAAAAAATGTTGAAAAACAAAGAAGATTCAGAGAAAATCATAAAAAAGATTAATTTTTTTATTAAAATATTAATTATAATTTAATAACATTATTGTCCTTTTCTCTAATAACGAAAATGTCCTTAATTGCTATAAGCCAAGCCACCCATGCCGCTCATGACACGAAGGACATTATAGTTACACGCGAACACATTAAGCACCGTTTCGGTGGTATAATTCAATGTTGCCAATGCACTAATGTTGTAACGAAGTGGATCTTGTGTCTTGTAATTGAGCTTTGTGGAGTCAATACGTGACATGTTCGCTGTTCCTGTTGGTTGATGTTGTTCTGGGTGAAGAGCGAATGAATACACGTTAATACCATCAGCTGGTGTTCGTGTGTGGTGTTGCCATGGTTGAACACAATTGAAGTACAATCCTTCACGAACATTGAAGCGATCATGTCCATTAAGAACGATGTTTCCTGTGTAAACAATGTTACCTGCACCATCGAGACGAGTACCATAATTGTATGGCATATTGACTGTAAAATCAGTATTAGCAGCACCAAATACGCGTCTGTCTGTGAATGCTGTTGTGAATGAAGATGACAACGGAATTGACAAATCTTCGAGGGCGAGAGTATGTGCATTGACAAACACATTACTAATGGAGACTGGGTCCCTCGTGCTATTGAAATCAACTTCAACAGTGACATCTGTTAATTTTGATCCCAATGTGACTGATCCGACTGTAAGTGGTGTGAGATTGACATAAACGGATTTTGCTGCTACAACAGCTGTGGCATTGACAGCAATAAATTTCCACACGTTTCCATTAATTGTCTGAGCAATCAATGGATCTGTTGCTGCATTAGCAAAAGTCACTGCAGTTGTATAATTTGTTGCATAGTCGCCAGTGTTTGAGACTGAAACCATGGATTTTGCGATGTTAACTGCTGCAACTTGTTTGGCAGCTGTCCAATCACCATTACCAGCATAGCATGTCACTGGTTGTGCTGAGAATGCACCGAGTTGATGTGCCCATACAAATTCTTTGCATGGGTGATTGAATGTCAATGAGAATGATTGATTTGATGTCATATTGGCAGATGTTGTTTGAGAAACAATATTTGTTTCGCCAGGATATTGGAGTTGTTCAATCAAATATTCATGACCAACTTGAGCAAAACGTCGGCGTTCTTCTGAATCAAGATAAACGTAATCGATCAACACACCAGCGCTTGTGTATGTCACACCGCTCAATGTTGGTGCAGCTCCTTGGTAGCAATACAAATTGGACAATGCTTCAAGTTCAAAATTGAAGCGAACATCATGGTATTGAAGAGCAATCAATGGAAGAGCCAAACCATAGTTACGGCAAAACCAAAATTGGAGTGGAATAAACAAATTGTATCCTCCGGCAATACCAGCAGTATTCATAACTGTGAGTGAATCAACATCACCGATCATCTTGCGATAACCGTCCTCGCGATCTTGTGTGTGTGTAAGTTCATACCAAATATCCAACCACACACCCCAATGTTTATCAATTGGAGCACCTCCAATTTGCATTTCAACAGTCTTGATCAAACTGTGACCAAGTCGGCGATTCCAAGCGATAGCACGGCATTTTCCTGATGTTGTTCCCAAATTTGATGGGATCAAATCGGGAAGTGCTACTCGAAGGAATGATTGCACTGCTAAATCTCCATTGCGCAACACTTGAACTGTTGGACGACCACCTGGTTTTGCTGTATCCATCGACAATTCAATACATTCAACTGAAAAGTTGGTGTGACGACGATATACAACTTTGAACAATGTTATTTGTGGATTGCCAGTAAGGTAAACATCTTGTGCACCATAGGCAACTAATTGTACGAGACCTCCTCCCATATGTTATAACTTATATTCAGAAAAAAATTTTTGAAAAACAACATTAAATTTATTATATATTTCCACGATTTTTTGCTTTTGTTCGTTCGCCATAATTATTACAATTGTTTACTTTTTTATAATTTTATTTAAAATTATTTTGTTTTTTTTAAATCAAAATAATGAAAAAACGCATATATTTTATTTGATACACTTACTACATGTGTTTTACAGAATTTAATAATTATTACAACCAATAAATAAATAATCCAATAATACATTCGTGTCCCGCTCAAATTCAAATAATTTATTTTTTTTTTTTTTAAAAACAAACACATTTTTTTGTGTCTGTTTCACTTCCCAACCTAAATTTATTGCATTATTTACTATTGATGATATTATTTGCATTTTTAAATTATGGTCATTATTCATTTCCATATATTTGTTAGTATATGTATTAACATTTTGAACATATACGCGAATGTGCGCAAACGCATTCTAATTGTAAAATTATAATAAACATATAAAGAAAATTTAATATTGATATAGTATAATATCATCACACTTATGTCTGTTATTAAGCACAAATCAACGCGTTTAAAACATTTGTCAATCGTGCGTACTCTTGATGAATTACACAAGGATACTTTATCAAAATTTACAGATAATTACAAAAGAATGGAATACATAAGCAAAACAAAAGATTTAATTATTGATTATTATGACAATACGTCAGGTTGTTATTATAATTCATCAATGACGAATCCAACAAATAATGATACTGTTAAACTCGATGATATTGTTAAATCCAATGAAAAAAATGCAAAAATAAATGCAGAAGATAAACATTTACAAAGTGCGGTTTCAAATGAATTAAAATATTGGAGTGAACAAAGTCAAAAAACGCGCAAAACAAAAAAACAGATAAAAAAAAGAAAAAATGACAATACTGTTAGAAATTGTAAATCAATTATTGAAATTATGAACGAATCAAACGCACAAAATAAAGATGATACGCAACAAAAAAATAATGTTATAGATATAAATACAAATATTAACAGGGCTACATGTCAAGATAAATATTTATGCATTATTGATAAAAATTATGCTTGCACAAGAGTGAAAAATACAAGACTTTTCACATGCCAAAATTGTGGCGTTGAATTATTTTTATCTGAAGGATGTTTAGTATGTAAAAATTGTGGTATGGTTGATTTTATTGTTATGGAAAATGAAAATGTAAATCACAAAGATTCAACAAATGAAAAGCAAAAATATCCTTATCGTAAAATAAACCATCTAAAAGAAAAAATCAATCAATTTCAATCAAAAGAGACAGCAGATGTTCCAGAAGAAATTTATAATAAAATTTATGCCGAATTAAAAAAAAAACGCATACGTCCAGAACTTGCACTACAACGCGATATAAAGGATATTCTCAAAAACCACAGACTTACAACATATTATGAACATTTACAACAAATTTATTGTAAAATAACGGGAAAACCACCAATAGTATTATCAAAAGAAATAGAAGAAATAATCATAAACATGTTTCAATCAATGCAAGAATCATTTCAGCGTCATTGTCCCAAGGGACGTTCAAACTTTTTAAATTATTATTATGTATTGAATAAAATGTTTAAAATTATAGGCTTGTATGATTATTCCGAGTTTTTTACATTACTAAAGAGCAAAGATAAATTACGAGATCAAGATGCTATTTGGTCAAAAATTTGTAAGGATCAAGGATGGACATTTCATAGTAGTTTGTAAAGTAAATAATATTGTAATTACAACAATATTATATTATTAAATTTTGCACTTTTAACGAGTTTCGGCATACACAAAGATCGTTCCTGTCGAACCTGCAATTTCACGGAATCCTTGAACTGACGGGTCCAATGTGCTTTCTGGCAAAACTGAAATTGGATCATTTCGCATAAATGCATTTTGATGTTGATATTTAATGCTTGCCGCAACTGGATTGTAATACAAATATGTTGCTTGTGTGCGTCCAACTGTTGCATCTGGTGGACATACAACGATAGATGAACATCCCAATGATGCGAATGGATGATTGCTCAATTTATTAAGTACTGTTACTGATCTCAAAAGGAAGAATTTATTACCAAGATTCATTGTTGGTTCAAAAATCAATTCAGTTGAATTCACATTTGTCACACTTGTCATTGTTCCTGGAAGAGCCATGTATTTAAAGCAAACATCCAGATTTGTAAAGTTCACTGATTGATAACGGCGATTTGCATAAAAGAAAATTGCTTTATCACTGTGAATAACTGTCATATTCTTTGGTACAATCATTTTATTTTCAATAAAAAGTGTGTTTTGTGAAAGTGCTGCAGTTGACAATCTAATTGATCGTGATGGACCACCTCCAAGTGGATTCACTGGAAGACGAATATTGATGACTGGGGTATTAATAAATGACAATCGTGACACTCCAAAATTTGTGTATCCCATAATGCCACCACGATTCAAAAATGATGACAATTGTGTAAATGTTGGACGCAACGAGAAAACAGCCAATAATTTACGAAGAAGCATACCCTCATCATTTGCATTGTACAAATCTGGGCTATCAAAGTAAATCCAATCATATGAATTGAGAATATTTACCAATCCTGATACACCATCGTCTGCGCCAAAATCATTCTTGGAATAATATTTACCTTCTCGCAATTTGAGAACATTTTTGAACAGTTCAATTTGGACTTTATAACGTTTGAGCAAGTTTGAAATCGGCGACTCTTCATTGAAATGATTGAGTGCATTTGGATCACGGGCTATATCCCAAGATAATTTAAAGTCAGATTCAATTTCCAATTGTGATCCTGCAGCTCCCATTTTTGGAGCGTATTTTCTCAAATATGGAGCTGCGCGATGAACCACCATGCGACCAATATTTGTATACAACATACGATGCTCAAGAATTTCGATTGTTGGCAAAAAGAGCGCAAC